ACCTCCCGATCTCAGGTTCTGCCTTCAAAAAGGTCTACTTTGACCCCACGATGGGCCGTCAGGTTGCGGTGTTTATACCGGCAGAGGACGTAATAGTGCCTTATGGTGCGTCTGATTTATTCTCTACCCCCCGAATTACGCATCGTATGCGTAAAAACCCTAACCAGTTGAGAAAACTTCAGGTTGCAGGGTTCTACCGGGACATCGAACTACCGGCACCAGATAGAAATACTACCGAAATTGAGAAGAAAAAGGACGAGGAAATTGGTGTAAATGTCATCGATGATGACCGCTACCTGATTTATGAGGTGCATCTTGACTACGATCTACCGGGTTATGAAGACCCCAACGAGATTGCGCTGCCTTATGTGATTACGATGGACTCTTCGGGCGAGATTTTGGCGATCCGAAGGAATTATCTGGAGGATGACCCCCTGCGTGAGAAGCGGATGCACTTCACGCACTATGTCTACATCCCCGGATTTGGGTTCTACGGCTTTGGGCTTATTCACTTGGTCGGCGGCTTTGCAAAAAGTGCGACATCTATCCTTCGACAACTCGTTGACGCAGGTACTCTTTCAAACCTACCCGGGGGGTTTAAGTCCAAAGACCTACGTGTAAAGGGAGACGACACCCCTATCGCCCCCGGCGAGTGGCGAGATGTCGATGTGACGGGCATGACGATCAAGGATTCGATTGTCCCACTGCCCTATAAGGAGCCTAGCCGTACCCTGTATGAGTTATTGAACACAATCGTGACTGAGGGCCGCAAGTTTGCGTCCGTGGCAGACCTAAAAGTTGGGGATATGTCCAACCAAGCCCCGGTTGGCACGACTCTTGCAATACTTGAGAGAACCCTAAAGGTCATGAGCGCTGTTCAGGCCCGTGTTCATTCGGCAATGAAGCATGAGTTTAAACTCATCTCAGGGATTGTTCGTGACTACACCCCGGAAGTCTATGACTACGAGGTAGAAAACGCCCCCCAACGGGCAAAGCAGTCGGACTACGACATGGTGGAGATCATCCCCGTGTCCGATCCGAACGCTTCGACGATGGCACAGCGGGTTGTTCAGTACCAAGCCGCCCTGCAATTGGCCTCTTCAGCCCCAAATATCTACGATCTGCCCCAACTCCACCGGCAAATGCTGGAAGTTTTGGGAATTAAGAACGTTCAGAAGATTGTTCCGCTTGAGGAAGACCAAAAACCTGAAGATCCAATCTCAGAAAACATGGCTGTAATGACCGGAAAGCCAGTAAAAGCCTTCCTTTATCAGGATCACGAGGCACATATTAGGGTTCATACTAATGCCGCCCAAGATCCCAAGATTCAGAAGATTATTGGTCAAAGTCCCAACGCTGGCGCAATACAGGGCGCATTAATGGCCCACATTGCGGAGCACGTAGCCTTCCAGTACCGGGTTGAGATTGAAAAAATGCTTGGTGTTCCCCTACCCCCAGAGGACGAACAACTCCCAGAGGACATCGAGGTCGAACTCTCCCGTGCGGTTGCGGCGGCAAGCGACAAACTGCTCCAAAAGGATCAGGCAGAAGCCCAAGCCCAACAGACTCAGGCACTCCAGCAAGATCCGGTTGTGCAGATGCAACAAAGAGAACTCGCTATCAAAGAAGCCGATGCCCAGAGAAAGGCCATCAAGGATCAGGTCGATGCAACTCTCAAAGAAAGAGACATCATGCTTCGGGACGAGCGGGAGCGTATGCGGATTGAGTCTCAAGAACAGATTGCCGGTGCCCAGATTGGGGCCAAGGCAGCAGAGGCTTCCATCCGAGAAGAGATCGAAGGAGCAAAAATAGGAGAAAGAATTGGGGCTAAGAGAGTATCTGGTCAGTGAGATCAAGAAAGAACAAGAGGCGTTGAAGGAGCGGTTGGCCTTCAACCCTGTTGAGGACTTCCTTACCTATAAGGAGACGGTAGGGGAGATACGTGGACTACAAAGAGTCGTAAGACTAATAGAGGATTTGCCAGATGAGTGATGCGTTTAAACTGCCTGAACCAAAGGGCTACAAAATCCTGATTGCCATTCCTAAAAGGGATGAGACTTTCAAGGGAACTCAGATTGTCCTGCCAGAGGACTCAAGAAGGAAGGAGGAAACGGCTTCCATCGTAGGTTTGGTAGTAAAGATGGGGACGCTCGCCTTTAAAGATGAAGACAAATTCCCAGACGGGCCTTGGTGCCAAGAGGGGGACTTCATCATGATGAGGGCATATTCCGGCACTCGATTCAAAGTCAGTACTCCTGACGGAGAGCAAGAGTTCCGCCTAATCAATGACGACACAGTTGAGGCCGTCGTTGCCGATCCACGGGTAGTTACCCGCATTTAAGGAGTTAGAAATGGCTGAAGAGCAGCAGATGGAGATAGAAGTAGAAGCACCCGAGATTGAGATTATTGACGATACCCCTGAAGATGATAGGGATAAGAAACCATCAAAAGGTGAAGTCGATGTCTCCGATGACGAAATTTCCCAGTATTCGGAAAACGTCCAAAAGAGGATTAAGGATCTGCGCCGTGCTTACCACGACGAGCGTCGGGTCAAGGATCAAGCCATACGGGAACAGCAAGAGGCTATTGCTTACGCAAAATCCATAGCCCAAAAGAATCAAGAGTTACAAGAAAGGCTTTCCCGGGGCGAAAAGTATTTGGTGGAGACCAGCAAAGCCAAGAACGAGGCCATGCTCTCCCAAGCCGAGCGGGAGTACAAAGAAGCCTACGAGGCAGGGGACTCAGAGAAGTTGGTCGCCGCCCAAAGGAAAATGTCTGAAATCGTTGTAGAGAAGAGGGAGGTAGAAAATTATCGCCCAGCCCCTTTACAAACTGAAAATTATCAGGTAGAACAGCAAATACCGAGGGTTGTCCCTGATGATCGCACCCGTCAGTGGGTTTCTCAAAACGAATGGTTTGAGAGCGACCCGGTAATGAGAGGTGCTGCCTTTGGTATCCATGACGAACTCGTCAAGTCAGGATACGTCGCAGGATCTGACGCCTATTTCGAGCAAGTAGATGCTCGCATTCGGGATAACTTCCCGCATAAATTCAGGGTAAACAAACCTGCCGCAAACGTTGTTGCTCCTGCCTCTAGAAGCACATCGGGATCTAAAAAGATCACCCTGACCAAGACTCAAGTCGCAATTGCAAAGCGTCTTGGGGTTCCTCTAGAGAAATATGCCGAACAGGTTGCAAAGGAGATAAACAATGTCTGATCGTACACCCCGTGACTTAGAGACACGCTCGAATACAGAAAGAAAGAAAACTTGGTCTCCGCCGTCGTTGCTTCCAAATCCAAAAAAGGAAGATGGAATGGCTTATCGATGGGTCAGGAAATCGGTTTTGGGTCAAATTGATGACCGAAATATGGTTTCAAAACAAGATGAGGGATGGGTTCCAATTAAACGGGAAGATCACCCTGAACTCCAGCACTCGGGTAAAACCAGTGGTCTTGTTGAAATGGGCGGATTGGTGCTCTCCAAAATGCCGTCTGACATGGTTGGACAACGGAATGAATATTACCGTAAGAAAACCGATGATCAGACTGCGGCTGTTGACGCTAATCTGATGAGAGAAAATGATCCTCGGATGCCCCTGTTTAGTGAGCGTAAATCGACCACTACCAGAGGTAAAAGAGATTAACTTAGGGGTTTAATATGGCTTATCCAACCGTATCTGCTCCGTATGGCCTGAAGCCGATCAATTTAATTGGCGGTCAGGTTTTTGCGGGGTCAACTCGCCTAATGCAAATTGCAACGACGAATAACGTCGGCTATGCAACTAACATTTTTTATGGCGATTTAGTAAAGCGTGTGGCTGATGGAACGATTGAAAAGGACACAGGAACCGCTACGGCAACACCCAATGGCGTGTTTCTGGGCTGTACCTTTACCAATGCTTCTACCGGTCAAGTTCAGATTCAACAGTTCTACCCTGCAAGTCAGGCAGTAGCGGCAGGCACTAAGATTTTTGCCTATGTTGCTGATGATCCTGACACGTTGTTTCAAGTGGTTTCTTGTTCCTCTGGCACTACTGTTGCCGCAATGGGCATTTCTGCCATTGGTAACAACATTGCATTAATTCAAAACGCTGGGTCTACCATTACTGGTAACTCCGCTGTGGCGATTGATGAAGGAACTCAAAACACCACAAATACTCTACCCATCCGTATTATTGATGTGGTCAGAGAGACAGCAACCGGCGCTGACGCATTCGTCGAGTTTATCGTTAAGATAAATATCGGGACGCATCAGTACACCAACTCAACTGGCGTATAAGGAGCGACTAAATGGCTATTTCTCGTGCCCAACTACTGAAAGAGTTGCTCCCGGGCTTAAACGCTTTGTTTGGCTTGGAGTACAACAAGTACGGTGAAGAACACAAAGAGATCTTTGAAACTGAGACCTCTGAGCGTTCTTTTGAAGAAGAAACAAAACTGTCGGGCTTTTCTGCTGCGCCGGTCAAAAACGAAGGCTCTGCCATCGCTTATGACAACGCACAGGAAGCGTTTTCTGCCCGATACAACCACGAAACCATTGCACTAGGGTTTTCCCTGACTGAAGAGGCAATTGAGGACAACCTCTATGACTCACTCAGCGCTCGGTACACCAAGGCTTTGGCTCGTGCTATGGCTTACACCAAGCAAGTTAAGGCTGCAAACGTTCTGAACAACGGCTTCAACCCTGCCTTCCCCGGCGGTGATGGAGTTGAACTGTTCTCAACCCAGCATCCACTTGTTTCTGGCGGTGTGAACTCCAACGAGCCTTCCACCCCTGCTGACCTGAATGAGACCTCCCTTGAGGCGGCTGTTATTCAGATCGCTGCATGGACGGATGAGCGTGGCCTGCTGATTGCCGCAAAACCACGTAAGTTGATTGTTCCTCCCAGCCTGATGTTTATTGCAACCCGCCTCTTGGAGACTGAACTCCGTGTTGGTACGGCTGATAACGACATCAACGCTCTGAAGAACAACGGTTCTATCCCAGAGGGTTACTCTGTTAACCACTATCTAACGGATGCCGATGCTTGGTTCTTGTGCACAGACGTACCT